TGTTTTGTTACATTTCAAAATGAAGGCTCGCATTTCTCTCGGGTCGACATCCATGTATTTTATCGAGGCTTGTTTAATACACTGATATAACTGAGACATTTATATTATAATTTTTAATTCTTTGGCCTTTTCAAAATCTTCGTCAGTCAAAGGCGTAACTTGACCATCACCCAGATATTTACCAACCACGGATTTCTTATCCAAAACGAAACCCTCGTACACGTACAGTCCGTACTCGTTCTTTTGCATAGTGATGGTCTGAGAAGGGAAAAGATTCTTAATCAATCGATCACCGGCTTTGACCACAAATGGAACCAAAAGTTTAGTCTGATGGTGAGGATGAACCAAATCTGGACGTTGAGATTTTTTCTTAGATTTTTGTACAGGTTCTGAAAGTGGCGGCGATCGGTCCACTCCCGACGATGGCGCTTTGCGTTTGGGACCGACGGTGAATTTACGAGGCGACGTTTGCTTGCGTTTACGTTCCGATGATCCGACGAGAGACATTTCCGACATGAGCTGATGCAGAGGAACCGGGGGATGGGGGGTAAGAAAGCGACGACGAACGGCGACGGCGATTTTTCGACGCGGCGGCGAAGGTGAAGGCGTCAGAGGCAAAGAATCTACTGGAAATAATTGTCTGACGTGTGACGGTTTAGATGTATCCATGCTCTTTCAGTTTCAAATCCAAAAACGATTCAATATCAATGACTGTATAGGGAACTTCAATCAAAACAATATTGTTTTTCAAACACAAATCTCTTTTAATTTGATCCCTATACTTTTGATTGAGAAAAGCGTCACGCGACGAGTGAAAATGAGGCACGTAGTGGTAATGCTGTTTACCTTGATATTCTACGGCGAGAGCCAGCTCAGCGTTGTAGCAGTCCAATTCGAGATCGACTTTAGTGACGGGATTGCGCAAAAAAGTGGGACGCTTTTTGGGAAAGGGTCGATTGAAGCGCTCCTCCAAGTGACGTCGGCAAGCCAATTCACCGCGACTGTCGGCCGGCGCGGTTGAAGTACTAATGGACGTGTCTACTGGTCTGAAAGCGTGAGGAAAACGTTGGCGCCAATCGCTGCCGAGCAAATGGGGGTCGCTAGTGCCGCGAACGCCGCGGGCACGTCTGAAAATGGCGTACACGCACAGCGTGACAAAGGCAATGAGAAACAAACGACCTTTGCCAATGTTTCGCCACCAGGATGTCGGCTTTTTTCTCATGTCATAAAAAGATTTTATTAATGAGAACCCTAGTGAAATAATTAATCTTAATTTTTCCAGAATAAAATAATTCGAGGAGACATTTGGGATGAATGAAACCGCAGCCGGTAGATTCGGCATCGTTTCCCGTATTTATCCTAGGTAAAACGTCAACGGCGTCAACGTGAGCGAAAAACACGCACACTTGACGGCTAATGTTTTTGTACTTGAATTTGAACATGTTGCGCGTCAGTTGACTCTTATCCAACTTGAGGTTGGTCTCTTCGAAAAGTTCACGAACGGCGCACTCGCGCAACGATTCGCTTTCGTTGACGATGCCTTTCGGAATACCCCAGTAGAGATTGTACGATTGATTGATTAAAATACCGCGACGACTGACGACGCAAACGCCGGCACACTGTTTGGGTTTGTCGTCATCTTCGTAGAAATCGGCCGTGTCCTTATAGTCCACGTTCAAGACGCATTGGCAATTTCTGAAACAGGTAATTGCCATTTAATTCTTTTTCGAGCTTCTTGAGCGTCTTTTTCTTTCCAGTATTTCTTGACTTCGCGCTCAAATATCTTGATCCATTTTTCGTAGGACGACGTCAGCGACGTTTGGCAAATCTTGTAATACATGTTGATTTTGAATTCCACGGATTTACTCGAGCGAAAAGCCATGGCGTCCGATTGAGGTGTCAACTCTGCCGACGGTAACTGCTGATAAAAGACGCTGTCGACGTACGTGTCAATGACGGCATCTGGTGGCGGAGGTTGGATGGCGCCTAGCGTGTAGACGCGTCGAGGTTTGACTATGACGTGCGTCGAGAATTGGACGAGAAATTCAAAGAGCTGTTTGGGTGTTTTACTGTCGGCTCCGCGTCGCAACGTTTGCAAATACTGACGCGGCTGATCGACGTCGTGTTTGTAAAAACTCTCCAGCACCTTGACGACAATGTCAAAGAAGGCGAATTTACCCGGCTCTTGGTGACAGTAGAGAAAAAAGACAAACATGTCGTAGCCGGGACGCAAATGTTCGTAGATGCCTTTCTTTTCGAGCTGTCGCATGCCCCACGTTTCACCGGTGACGCTATCGCTGCCGCACGACATGCCAAAATCGATAATGACGGGATTGAAACAATTGGAAAAAGACACGTGATATTGATCGAAAAGAATTTGCGTTTTTTTACTAGAAAAATGAATCAAGACGTTTTCCAAATGTAAATCGTAGTGCCCGAAACGGAAGGCCGATTGAGCCATTTCAAGCGCGACGCACATTTGCATGGTGAGCGTGATGAATTTTTGACGCGACATTTTCGACATGGCCGATTTGAAGGTTTCACCGTCGACGAAACGCGTCAAGTTGTAGGGTCCTGAATTGCGATGAAACGAGGCGTACGTTTCGACAAACATGGGCACGTTGAGAGCGTTGAGGTGCTGTCCGGCCACGTACTCGCGTCGGGCGTGATCAAACAGTGCCGGCTTGTTGAAATGCTTGAGAACGACGCGATGATCGACGTCGTCGTGACGGACAGTAGCCGTGTACACTCGTCCCTGCTTGTTGGTCAAATTGTTCATGGCCTGTACGCGCGTCATCCATTCGTGCATTTTGTAGGGTCGCTGGTGTCGCGGATGTTGACAGCCGTCCAAGGGACCGCACCCGCACGCGTCACTCGTTTTCATTACCAAATCTTGACAAATAGCCGGTGTCAACATGATTTTTTATTCTCTCCTCACAGTTTAATTTAGTTAAAAGTAGTCCATCATTAAGAAAACCATTACCATGATTTCGAAATCCAAATTATCCATCCTTAATGCTATCAATCAATTCATGTCGGACGACTTTTTGTTTGGCAACGTGGACCTGATCGAGAAATGGCACAGCGGCGAGACTCAGAAACGCGTGGGATTGATGTTGGGCTTGAAACAGAGAGAAGTCGTCCAGGGACCTCAGCGAAACATTAGCGCTTACCTCTTTTTTTGCGAGTCGAAACGTCGCGAGATTTTGGAAACCAATCCCGGCATCAAACCCAACAAGGTCATGATTCTTTTCGGAGAGTCGTGGCGCAATTTGAGCGACCAGGAGAAACAACCGTTTATCGACAAGGCTATGGTCGACAGGGAGCGCTACAACAAGTATTTGGAGAGTAAAGTGCGACCGAAAAAGAACGCCCGACCGAGTATTTATAATTTGTTTTGTACCGACGAACGACGCGCCATCAAAAAGGATCATCCCGACATGAACGCGTCCGACGTCAGACGAGAGCTAGGCAAAAGATGGAAGGCCGTCAAAGAAACGAATCCAGATCTTTTGAAAGAGAAATATGGATACGTGATTGAAGAGAGTCAAGATGTGGTAGGAAATCTCTAAATAATATCGTTCAACAGCTGACAAATGGCTCGATCGAATTTAGATTGATATTTGGCGACGATGGCGGCGGGTAGAGGGATGCAACGATGCTGTAAAATGAGCGACCAGTCCAACCGGTGACCGTAAATATCGATGATATCGGTGGCGAGTTCGGGTTCGCGGCTCATTTTTTTCCAATCAACCAGCGATTCGACGAGTTTCAATTTAAAGCTTTCGGGCACGTGCACGGGGAACGAGATGTGAAGCGGTAGCTGTTTAAAAAGATTCGGCCAGTCGATGGTATTTTGAAACGAGTAGTCCACCATGAGAGCGAGAGCAAATTTGTGAACGTCTGTGCGCAACAAGCGTTCACATTGATCGTACCTGGCTTGAGACATGATGAGCGCGCGCAGTCTCTCTCAAATAGCTTTATGTAGATGAAATCAAATATTTCTAAAAAATTTTCACACTTTTTTAGAAATGTATTTCTTGGGGAATAGATTTCAGAATGCGTTCGACAACGGTGGGTGACAATTCCAATTTGGTACAGAAATCCACGAGAACAATAGAGGGATTGTATTGCCGGCGAATGTAAATGAAAACAAAAGCGGCGACAATCATGTACATGCGTCGATTGATTTTCGTACGAATAAAAGCCATAATATCGGGACGATTGATGAATTTCAAAAAGGTCTCGTCCCTTTCGAGACCGATGTGTTTGAAAATCATGTCGGCCGTGTCCGAGTACGACTCGCGCAGGTAGCACAATTCGGGTATTTTTAGTTTGACTAAATTGAAGCCTTTATTGGCGAAATGATTGGTCAAGCCAAACCACCTGATGACCGTGTCGTAACTTTGAGGACATTTTTTCAGCATCAAGACGTGAAAGAGCGACGCGCAAATGATGGCTTTTCGGTAGTTTCCGCGATGAATACGTTGATTACAGGCCATGATAAAGTACTTGTTGGTCATTTCGACAATTTCCGGACTGAGATTTAAAAATTCCATTTCTTTACGAATGCCAATGTTGGCCTTTTGTTGAATTTGGTCCTGGTTGGTGTTTTGACACGTCATTTGTTGACGACAACGATTGCAAAATGTCCCGTCATTATTTTCAAAGTAGACGTGCTGACATTCAACGTCGACATGGTCGACTGGTTGAACGTCTCGATCTTTTGACGATAAATAATTTTCAAATAGACAAAACATTTCGTTTTCGTTTTTACCTTCTGCGCACGCTTTTAAGTTTCAATTTAACTCCGTAAAGCATTACGACAAGTAGGACGGCGACAGCTATAGGAATGCCGTAAGTGGACCAAGCCGACTCTTTGGCTAGGGGACGTAAATCGAACGTGATCACTCCACCGCACTGGGCTTGCTTGTAATGAAAGGGTCGTTCGAGTTGCACATGTTTATTGTGACGATGCGTCGCGATTTTAAAGTAGCCATCGTTCGGTCCCCATTGCGGGCCCCAAGTGTTGCGACAAATCCAGTAGGGAACCGATTCGTAGGTGAAAGAACTGGTTTGCACGTCGGCGGCGACACCCCAACCGACGATGACGACCGTGATGGCGCCGACGAGAGACGCGGGAGACGCGAATTTGGTGTGCGGATGATGAGTGACGACACGATCGAGATAGATGCCGTGTTCACCGAAATGACCCGACAAGAAATTGGAGTAGACCAACATACCGGCTATGACGGGTCCTTGAGTGACGATCGCTTGTTTGATGGCGTCAATGTCCGTCAGCCAGCGCACATTGTCGACGGTGGCTTGAATTTTAGAGAGACACGAGCAACGCGGCGTGGTCGACGACGACAATTGACTGACAAGTTGCGCGGCATTACCTTCGGCCGAGTGACATTTCATGCAAGGTGTGTAGTCGAACGCGGGTTCGCCGTGAACGATGCGTCGATCTTGCAGAGTCGAGACGACGGTGACGGCGAAATTGTTGGCACACGTTCCCTGATGACGGGCGACGGGAAGAGACACGTGATGACGCCAATCGAATTCGACGGGAAAGACATTTTGATGAGCAGCAGCAGCGACCGTGGCGGCAATGTACTTGTTGAATTGCAAATCGGTTTTGTAGAGACTGAAAATGGGACAATCTTCGCCGCCGTGGTCGTTGTCGCTGCGATGTTGCCGCACGATTTTATCGACGGCCGTGTGTTTGACGGGTTGCGCTGCAGGATGAGCGGGATGCAGAGGAACTACTTCTTTCGCCATGATGGAATGCGATTGTCTGGCCGGTGAGTGGGCGAGAACATCGGAAAACTGGGGCATTTGCGTCAACGGTTGACCGTGAGCGTGCGGGTAGTCACGAGGTGGTTTTTCTTTTTCGTAATGAGAGGTTTTATCCATACTTTTATTGTTCAGAGGTTGATTTCCCTGAAGCTGAGAATACGTCAGATAATTGTTCATAATTTATTCTACATTTACCTGAAATAAAAAAAGGTAAATCAGTCTCGACATTGAAACGATGCCCAGCGCATGGAACTAAAAAGAAACCCATTGTGGGTTATTTAAGCTGTGTTGCTGACAATGCCAAGTAGTCGTGGAATTGAAACGGTGACGAACGCTCGTGTTTTGAAAGTTGCATCAAACGTTCACCATGTCGGAAAATTTAGTCAGTACCATTTTAGAACTACTCAATGACTTGGTTAAAGCACAACAAAATACAGTGGACGCATTTATAGATAGAATATCTGTCAGGTATTCTCTGAACGAATTGGAACTGCGAACGTTGTGGAATGGCAGTGACCCTGATACTGTAGCGACTTTAGTCAACGACGACAACAAGTGCACTCACACGTTCACCAAAGGTCAACGTATCGGGCAACAGTGCGGTCAAAAGAATTCCGGAAACACGACGAAATGCAGCAAACACCAAAAGAAATTGAAAGAGCAACGATCGACGACCGCCGCCTCGACCACCATCACGACGTCGTCGACAACCGTGACCGACGACGGCATGCGAGACATTCCTCTGATGTTTAGTAAAATCACTAGCGTTTTGGCTTCGGATACGGAAGACTCTTCGGATTAAATTTCAAAAACACATTATATATTTTTGAAATTTTTTAATAACGACGACCCCAAGAAGCGCCCACGACTACTGGAGCTGGATTTGGAGCTGGAGCTGGAGCTGGAGCTGGATTTGGATTTGGCGGAGGTGCTGGATTTGGATTTGGCGGAGGTGCTGGATTTGGATTTGGCGGAGGTGCTGGAGCTCTCGAATTTCGTTCTTGTACAATGAGATCAATGTCAAAGACTTTTTGATTAAACGGTTTAAATTCTGAATTGATGACGGCCTTCACGTCGACGCTCATAACATCTTTAGTCAATAGATAGTTTGGTGGAATGGCCGGAGTCGTTCCCTCGGGCATGTACAATGGCATACGCATGGGATCGAGTCGCATGAGGGCCGTTTGACTGTAGGCATTTTCGACGAGATGCAACAGTTCATAGCCGACGATGGCGTCTCCGTCCAATTCCATTTGAGCTTCGCGCAAAAATTGCAACGTATTGTAGCCGCGATTGCGAGCCAATTGAGCCAGAAATTTATCGCCCGTGTCGCCGCAACCGTAGTAGACCAACGTCTTTTTAGTGACACCGTTGACGGCTCGAGTGTCGTACCTCAGAGATTTACCGGCGGCCATTTCGCCGACGAGTCGATCGAGAGCTTTGGCTTTGTAGCGAATAGTGTTGGCAAAATAGTTGAAGATTTTATCGCAACCGGGATTGTTGCTGGTCGCTCGTTTGTTGACGGCGCACACGCTGACAAAAGCATCGGCTGTAAATTCAGCCGATTCCGAATCGCGACGCAAAAACGACTGGAAATCACGACCGCCGTACAAAACGATTTGGTCGTTGGCGGCACCCAACAGTTTCATGGCGTGCACTTTGTTGTAGGCCACCAAGGTTTTACCCAACGGCAAGTAGAGTCCCGAACCGCGAACGGGATAGTAATAGGTGCCGACAAAAAGAGTCGGGTCGGCGAAAAACGAGTACATGGGTCCGAAACGAATGACTTCCAAATAGGGTCCAACTTGACCCAAAACATTGGCGTCTTGATCGAGAGTCACGCCGTTGGGTACGCGGAAAAACTGATTCGTCACATCGCGACGAGGTGTAATGGGCGTGGCTGGTTGAATTTCCGGAGGCATTTTGTAGTAGATTTCCAATTTTTGGTAGCGACCGACGAGATCGGCTTCGCTCATCGACGACCACGATGTCGCCGGTGAATTGGGATAGACGAGTTTAAAGTATTCGACCAATCGATCTTTTTCCGTAGCCGGTTTCAAAGCGCCCGAAGCGATAGCCGCTTTGACTTGATCCAATTCATTGAAAATGGGCGATTCGGGCTGTCCAAAACGGACGATATTGTTGCACGTCAACAAAACCGAATCGCCGACCCAGTTCAAGACACCGCCTTTCGTCTGACATTCCTCTTTGGATTTAAACATGATTTCTTGCGACGTGGGGAACGCGCCGTTCGGGGTCGGACCCGGTTTCGGAGGAGTGGTACCCCCGCCACCACCACCACCACCACCGGGAGTAGGACTTCCGCCGCCACCACCACCACCACCTGGAGACGGACTACTGCCGCCATCTCTACCAAAAGGGATCGTCATCCACATGAGCCAAGGAGTCACAATCATAATTATTATTATGGCGATGATTTGACTTCTTTCTAACATTTATTATTTAAAAAATCAAAGGATGGTATCGTTTTAAAATAGGATTGTATAACGGCGTCGGGGACAATGCCTGATTCTTGACATTTGGCGTCGTAAACTTGTTGGTAGCAAGCGAGAATTTCAGGCGTTTCCAACTCGATAATTTCACCATGAGTTTTAATCATGATCGTTTTAAATTTTTCGATTTGCTCCAAGTGTTGAGTGTACAGAGCGGCGATGGTGGCCATTTTGTTGCGTTTGACAATGTACGTTTCAACGGGATCTTTGGCTTTGGTTTCGTCAACGTCGTCCAGTAGCGCTTTGGTTCGATCTTGAAGTTCTCGAGTCGTGTCCTGTTCGCTGGCCTCGGCGCGTTTTCGCATCTCTTTTTCGGCCTGTTGATAGTCGTCATCGAGAACAACCTTATCGACGACTTTACCCATGATGGCTTCACAGATGGGGAAAGGACGACCGACGACGACGGTGTGAATCTTGTTGCAACTGTCTGTTTTTCTGATGATTTTTCTGGCAGCCGTAGCCGCTTCTTCTTCGGTGGCGTAGACGCCTCTAATTTTGGCGAAAGCCAACACGTTGTACTTGTTGATGCCGCCGGGAGCGGCTGGGAAAAAACTAAAAAGAGCATACTTTTGACCTTCGATGGGTGGATCTTGAACGGCGCGTTCCACCTGCGGGTAGTCGACAATGTGCAATGCGGCGCAAGCGGCTCGCGTTTCTTCCAACGTCAAAGGCGGCACAAACGGGTCCGGTTGCCATCTTTCTTTTTTCAATCTTAGACTCATTATAATAATATAATAATTTCTTAGTACAAGCTCACTTTTTAAACTCTCAATTTACAAAACAGGGAAACCCATTGTACCGCCGGCAATGCGGATAATATTGTTGACGATGACGGTGACTATAAATTCGAACGTCTGACCGAAATTGGTGCCCGACAAGACGGGGCCTGTGCCGTTACTGGCTATGATGGCGTCATCGCTAGCAGCTGGCACCAAGCTGACGTTGGACAATTTACCGTAATTGGTACTGCCCATGGGATCGAGATCGTTGAATTTCAACGAATACGAATACAAATGGTAGCCAGTGTCGGTGGGACAAGCTGGAGCGTGATAGTAGGGATTGACTAGACTGAAATAATCGCTACCCATGTTGGAAAAACGATTGGAATTCTCGTAGATGAGCGTCGTGTGCTTGATGGGATCGCGAGCGTAGCGGCTTTCGTAATCGATAGCTGTAGTAGTTGGAGTGACGACGGGAGAGGCAGTCGTGTAATTGGACCACTGATTGGCAAATGTGGAATTGCGAACCTGGAAAAAGAGGGCTTTGACGGCGTGATTGAAACGAACGTCGTAGCTAGGAACTGGATTGGCTTTGGGATTGAACGATTGACGAGGAGCGATTTGAACTTGTTCAATCAAAATGGTACGTTGAGATTTACCCATCAGAATACGTTCCTTGTTGCTGACGATGGCGTAGTTGGCCCATACTTGAACGCTTTCCAAGACGGGAGCGGCATCGATATCGACACCGACAACAGGCACGTTGACTTGAGCTCCGGCGGCGGCTGCATTGTCCAAAATGAGCAATTCTTTCCAGTCGCGGAACTGGAAATTAATGTGCATCTCGTTGTAAGGGATGGCAGCGGTGGGTAGAGAGACGCCAACATCGCGAGTGAAAAAGAAGGGTAAAACGAGATTGAGCGTTTGACTAGGAATAGTGTCTCCTGGACCGTGAGGATCGATCATGTCGCCAATGTTGCCAATCATTTGATCGTAAGCGGCGCGTTTACTAGCTTCGACAGTGAACTGAGAATAGGCATCCAAATGATAATTGTGGATGGTGTGAGCAAACAAATCGTTGAAAGAAATGCTCGTCTCTCGAATGAGATTGTGCATGAAATTTTTGGTCCAACGAAGGCGACCGTTGGCGGCAAAGCTATTGGTAATTTTGAGAGTGACGGCGGGAACGACGACGCGAAGCCACACGTGAATGAGGTAGTCACCGGCGCGACTGACGCTGACACTCCACTCTTGCCCGAAACCGGCATTGCCGTTGTTGCGCGACAACAATACGGGAATCTGAGTGAACCAAGTCGATTTCAAGGTGGAGCGGACAAAGTAAACGATGGCATCGGGTCCCGAGTACATGTACTTTTCGATCTCATCCAATGTTGCAATATCAATAAATCCTGAAGTGATATTCGATTGCGCCATTTTTTGATAATATATTTATTATAACGCCAGAATAGATTTTTGTTGATTAAAAATTCCTAGTTTAGATGTAAAGATGGATAATATCTTGGAATTTCACAAACAAATAGAAACACATTTTAAGGAGGAAATTAGTCAGCTAGAAGGGTTGACGACTCGCGAACAACAAGTGTGCGACTACCTGTCGCAACCGTGGCTCTCGGAACGCGTTCGCAGTCACTTGATTGACGATCTGGACGAGATTCGTACCACCATTAAAAATATTAATTTTATTCGTTTCTATTTCGTAGAAATTCGTTCGATTCTCAAAGAGTACGTGCAGCTGATGCAAATGCCGACGGTGAACACGTTCTTCCAGAAAGAGGACGGCACCAAGCAGCAGCATCACGCGCGTAAAACGTACGTGGTGAAAAATTTTTGGGAAATTTTTGATTGCTACAAAAAGTACTACTACAACGTCAAAGTGGTCGATCAGCAAAAAGACGATCCGAACACGTGCCAGTATTGCGGTTCGACTCTCGGCTACTTTTTCGACGAAACAGTCAACATTTGCTACACGTGCAAATCGGAGAAAGTCTACTTTATACAGTCGAGCAATACGGACACGACGCGCGTCAATCCCAAATACATTTACGATCGAAACCAACATTTTCGCGACTGCATGATACGTTTTCAGGGTAAACAAAAGAACACTATACCTCCAACTATTTTAGAAAATATTAGTAACCATTTGAGCGACTATCGGTTGACGACCATCAGTCTCAGTCACGTGTGTATGATTATGAAAAATTTAGGCTACAGTAAGTACTATGACGACTACGTGTTGATTCACCATTTGATTACGGGTCAACCTCCGTGCGACATTTCCTTCATTGAAGAGCAGCTCTTGCAAGAATTTGACATCATCAATATGGAGTTGAAGAATTTCAAGGAATTGAATAAGAAAAATTTTAATACACAATACATCTTATTTTTACTACTAAAGCATCACAATATCAACGTTCACGCTGATCATTTCATGTTGATAAAATCCAATGAAAGAAAACTATTGACAGATAAAATTTGCAAAACTATCTTTAAATCGCTAGGTTGGAAGTTTAACAGTATCCTCTGAACACACTGCACACAATGTTGTTTCGCTTCTTCAAGAAACCCTTCTCATTGACTGCCGCTACGGTACCGACCATTCACGGTTTGTACGGCGTGACCAAGAAACGTGATGGAGAACTGGTGGCCATCAACGGAGACGGATACGCGTACGACATCAACGAAAAGAGAGTGTGCCAAGTGCCGACGTTTCCTCACATGGAATTCGTGGCCTACGGCGAATACATCAAAGGCGACGAAAACAAAGACGACGTTATTTATCTGTTTGAGACCAACAGTTTTCGAGTGGATTACACGAAACGACACGATTCCCTGAAAAAATTGGTCGACAACAAGATCCTATTTCTCAACAATTGCGTCTTTACGTCGTACCCGTTCAATTACATTCGAGATCATTACGATAGCGTCGATGAGGGCTTCATTTTAACGCGAGTTCACGGCAAAAGTCCCGTGTACAAATACAAAAAGTCCAACGACACGGTCGATTTCTACATCAAAGACGGCAAATGTTGGTGCCTCATTGCTCGAGCGCAGTACGACGAATTGAACGACACGCCTCCCGATACAGACGCCAATTATTTTCTGGTCGAATTCACACCGTGCAGCGAGTATCGTGGCGAGGAAACGGATTGCGTCGTCGAGTGCCACTGGAAGGAAGATGCCAATCAAGACGCGGCGTCAACCGATAAAGTCGGAGCGTGGTACGGTTACCGCGTGCGCCAGGACAAGACGGATCAATTCAAAGCCACCGGATGCGGACCGAACAATTGGAAAACGTGCATGGATCACTATGAAAATTTCTTGAATCCATTGACATTAGAAAAAATATTTTCCTTGTTGTAAAAGAAGCATAATAAATGGGAAATGCTAAATCGACTAACGTAGCTAAAGCAGTCGTAGATATCTATTCGAAAATAGCCGCTGAAACGGTACAGACGAGCACCATTAGTACGAGTAACACGCAAATCATCAGCGTCGACGGTAGCGGTGGCGATGTCAACATTAGCGGCAACACCATCACGCAAACGGCCAAAGTCAACATGACGGTATTGATGGACAGCATCAGTAATGTCGATTCGCAAAAAAGAATCGGCGTGCAACTCGATCAATTGGCGAAATCGTTGGTGAGCGGATTGAATTTTTTTACTTTTGACGATGCCAAGAATACGGCAGAATCTATCGTGAAAAGCCAAACGACCATCAACAACGCTATCCGTCAATCGTGCGTGTTGAACGCCAACAACGTGCAAAGCATCACCATCAAGAACGTCAAAGGTAGCGTCAACATTACCAACAACGTTCTGAGTCAGATGAGCGAAATATTCGACAAGTGCGCGCTGAAAAGCGTGCTCGGCGTGAAAGCCATCGACGACGTGCAACAACGATTGAATCAGGAAGCCGAATCGAAATTGGAAGGTTTCAATTTGGCCTGGTTAGCGGCGGCCGTTTTGGCTTTCGTGCTCGTGCCCGTGCTGGTCGCGGCGCGAGTCACGTCCAACGCTTTGCGTTTCGTTTTTCCTCTCATGATCGCCATCGGAGGCGTGTTTTTTGCCTTGTACTTTACCCTAGGAAAAACGTACATGAAATCGTCCAATTACACGCGACCGTTCAGAGACACCTGTACCGGTAATGTGGACGGTAGCGTTCCAAGGACGACTATCGTTCGGCAAGCCATGGATGCGTGCCTGAAATCGTCATCGTGTCGCGTCGTCGACGCTCGTCTGACGGAAACGGGTGGCACCGTCGCCAAACAAGTGCCCGAAATCACTTTCTACAAGAGCGGCGACGGATGTAAATTTCAGTTTTACCCGCAAGGAGTCGTTCAATTGGCCGCCGTTGACGTTACCGCTGTTAAAACTACCGATAGATACCAATGGTTGCTCTACGTAGGAATCACTATGATTATCGGCGGATTACTGGGAACAATCATTCAACGAGTCAGAAATAATGGCAGTAGCAGTAGTAGTACAAGTTTGACCACGAGTGAATTGACGTCGTTTCCTTCGATAGAATAAAGATTCGAATCTCTCAGAAAGTGATTTGAATCTAAGCGCCACCTAAATAGTAGGCTTGAAACATGTTGCAATTTTCCAAAACGTCGAAATCCTGCGGCAACGAATTGGTCATAAAATACGCCGACACGTAATCGGTGGATCCATTCAAAACAAAAATAGCGTCGACTTTAGCCGTAAATGTTGTCAAATTACTTTGCGTGGAATTATTCCACGAATTGACGTCTTGCCACAAGGGATTCATGGCCGCATTTTGAGCCAAACAAAAATGAATACGATTACCGCCCAATGTTCGAGGAGCCCAAGCAGTCGCGCGAATCGACCACACGCCGGCTTTTTTAGGTTGAAATTTTCCACTAGCATACCAGCCGCCGGTAGTGTCGTAACGTTTGGTAAAGTACGACGCCAAAGTCCACGTATTGGCTACAGCATTAAAATAAGCAAACACGTTGGTGTACTGGAGATACAACAAACTGGTTGAAGTCGCGCTTTGATTGGAAGTCGAACAGCACGTTTCAAGCTGAGCGGAAGTGAAACCGGCACCCACTAAATTACCATTAGCATCCAACATCAACAACGTATTAGCCGGAGCCGTCGATTTCTTTTGAAAAGTCGAATCTATTTTACTAGATGACCACAATGAAGTGGTAGACGGAGCACCCAATAAGCCGGAATCTTTAATATCGGATTTCAAGAGGACGTTGTTGGTGGCGGCGAGAGCATTGGAAGCTTGCGTGCAGCACGCGTTGATAAATGTGGGAGTCAAGCCGCTGTCGACTAAATTACCGCTAGCATCGGGCATCAGCAGAGCGTTAGCCGGCGCCGTCGTCTTTTTCTGATAGGTCGCATCGATTTTGCTGGACGAATACAATTTCGTGGCAGAAGTGGACGTGTCGACGATATCCGTTTTCAACAACGAATTATTGCTAGCAGCGAGAGCGTTGGAAGCTTGCGTGCAGCACGCGTTGATAAACGTGGGAGTCAAACCGCTGTCGACTAAATTACCGCTAGCATCGGGCATCAGCAGAGCTTTGGCCGGAGCCGTCGTCTTTTTCTGGAAAGTGGCATCGATCTTGCTGGACGAATACAATTTCGTGGCTGACGTGGACGTGTCGACGATATCCGTTTTCAACAAAGAGTTGGTGGCGGCATTGGCGGCCTGAGCGCAACACGCCTCTATAGATGTTTTCGTCAAACCACTATCTACTAGATTACCGCTAGCGTCTGGCGTTAGAATAGCATTAGCGGGAGCCGTAGTTTTCTTTTGATACGTGGCATCTATTTTGCTAGACGAATACAGTTTCGTAGCGGATGTGGACGTGTCGACAATATCGGTTTTTAGTAAAGAGTTATTGCTTGTAGCTAGAGCGTTGGAAGCTTGCGTGCAACACGCGTTGATGAACGTCGGTGTCAAGCCGCTGTCCACTAGGTTGCCGTTGGCGTCAGGCATGAGCAAAGCATTGGCTGGCGCGGTGGTTTTCTTTTGATAGGTGGCATCGATTTTGCTCGACGAATAGAGTTTGGTAGCCGATGTCGAAGTGTCGACGATATCGGTTTTCAATAGGGAATTGGTAGCGGCATTAGCGGCTTGCGTGCAGCACGCTTCGATAGATGTTTTCGTCAAGCCACTGTCGACTAAATTTCCGCTAGCGTCCGGCATGAGAATAGAATTAGCAGGAGCTGTCGTTTTCTTTTGATAGGTGGCATCGATTTTGGTTGAACTGTACAATTTAGTAGCCGATGTCGAAGTGTCGACGATATCCGTTTTCACTAGAGCGTTTGTGCTGGCCGTCAACGCGTTGGAAGCTTGTGTGCAACACGCGTTGATGAACGTCGGTGTTAAGCCGCTGTCCACTAGGTTGCCGCTAGCGTCAGGCATGAGCAAAGCATTGGCTGGCGCGGTAGTTTTCTTTTGATAGGTGGCATCGATTTTGCTCGACGAATAGAGTTTCGTCGCTGATGTGGACGTGTCGACAATATCGGTTTTCAATAGGGAATTGGTGGCGGCACTGACAGCTTGCGTGCAGCACGCTTGGATGGCTGTGGGTGTCAGTCCGCTGTCGACTAAATTACCGCTAGCGTCGGGCATCAGCAAAGCATTGACCGGTGCTGTCGTTTTCTTTTGATACGTGGCATCGATTTTGGATGAACTGTACAATTTAGTAGCCGAAATGGACGTGTCGACAATATCGGTTTTCAATAAGGAATTGGTGGCAGCACTGGCAGCTTGCGTGCAACACGCTTGAATACCGGCTGGTGTCAATCCGCTGTCCACTAGGTTGCCGCTGGCATCGGGAACCAAGATTGCGTTGGCCGGCGCTGTCGTCTTTTTTTGAAAGGTGGCATCGATTTTGGAAGAACTATAAAGTTTGCTAGTGGACGTTGTCGTGTCGACGATATCACTTTTTAATAAGGCATTGGCTACAGCTGTAGTGGCGTTGCTGGTTTGTTGGCAGCAGGCGCTAATGAATGCCGGCGTGATGCCGCTGTCGACTAAATTACCATTGGCATCGGGCATGAGCAAAGCATTAGCCGGAGCTGTCGTTTTCTTTTGATACGTGGCATCGATTTTGCTTGACGAATAGAGTTTCGTCGTGGAAGTGGACGTGTCGATGATATCTGTTTTCAAAAGCGAATTAGCGGCAGCACTGGCAGCTTGCGTGCAACACGCTTGAATACCGGCTGGTGTCAGCCCGCTGTCCACTAGATTGCCGCTGGCGTCAGGCATCAAAAGCGAGTTGGCTGGCGCGGTCGTCTTTTTGGCATAAGTAGCATCGATTTTACTCGACGAATAAAGTTTGGTAGTCGATGTGGACGTATCGACAATGTCGGTTTTCAATAAGGAATTGGTAGAGGCACTGACTGCCTGCGTGCAACAAGCTTGGATGGCTGTCGGTGTCAGTCCACTGTCCACTAGGTTACCGTTGGCGTCGGGCATGAGCAGCGAGTTGGCTGGCGCTGTCGTCTTTTTGGTATACGTCGCATCGATTTTAGCCGAACTGTAGAGTTTGTCAGTGGCCGTGGACGTGTCGACAATATCGGTTTTAAGTAGGGAATTGGTGGCGGCACTGACAGCTTGCGTGCAGCACGCTTGGATGGCTGTCGGTGTCAGTCCACTGTCGACTAGGTTGCCGTTGGCATCGGGAACCAAGATTGCGTTGGCTGGCGCCGTGGTTTTCTTTTGATACGTGGCATCGATTTTAGAAGAACTATAAAGTTTGGTAGCCGAAGTGGACGTGTCGACGATATCACTTTTCAATAAAGCGTTGGCCACAGCGGTAGTAGCGTTGGTGGTTTGTTGGCAGCAGGCGCTAATGAAAGCCGGAGTGATGCCGCTGTCGACCAAGTTACCGTTAGAGTCGGGCATGAGTAACGTATTGGCCGGCGCCGTGGTTTTCTTTTGATACGTCGCATCGATTTTGGATGAACTGTAGAGTTTATCGGTAGATGTCGACGTGTCAATAATATCGGTTTTCAATAAGGAATTGGTGGCGGCATTGACAGCTTGCGTGCAACACGCTTGAATACCGGCTGGTGTCAATCCGCTGTCCACTAGGTTGCCGCTGGCGTCAGGCATCAAAAGCGAGTTGGCCGGCGCTGTCGTTTTTTTGCTATACGTAGCATCGATTTTGGACGAACTGTAAAGTTTGTCAGTAGATGTCGATGTATCAACAATATCGGTTTTCAGTAAGGAATTGGTGGCGGCACCGACAGCTTGCGTGCAGCACGCTTGGATGGCTGTAGGAGTGAGGCCACTGTCGACTAAATTTCCATTGACGTCGGGCATGAGCAACGAATTGGCTGGAGCGGTCGTTTTCTTTTGATAGGTGGCATCGATTTTACTTGACGAATAGAGTTTAGTAGCCGAAGTGGAAGTGTCGACGATATCGCTTTTCATCAAAGCATTGGAAACGCCAATTTTAGCGTCAGCCGTTTCTTGGCAACAAGCACTGATGAAAGCCGGCGTAATGCCGCTGTCGACCAGATTACCATTGGCATCTGGCATGAGTAACACATTGGCTGGCGCCGTCGTCTTTTTGGTAAACGTAGCATCTATTTTAGAAGAACTGTAGAGTTTATCGGTAGATGTCGACGTGTCGACAATATCGGTTTTCAATAAGGAATTGGTAGCAGCATTAACAGCTTGCGTGCAGCACGCTTGGATGGCGGTAGGAGTTAGGCCACTGTCCACTAGATTGCCGTTGGCATCGGGCATGAGAAGCGAATTGGCTGGTGCTGTCGTTTTCTTTTGATACGTCATGTCGATTTTGGAAGAACTGTAAAGTTTATCGGTAGATGTCGATGTGTCGACAATATCTGTTTTCAATAAGGAATTGGTAGCAGCGCCAACGGCTTGCGTGCAACACGCTTGTATGGCACTAGGCGTCAGTCCACTGTCCACCAAATTACCGTTGGCGTCGGGCATGAGTAAAGCATTGGCTGGAGCGGTGGTTTTCTTTTGATACGTCATGTCAATTTTCGAAGAACTATAAAGTTTATCGGTAGCCGTAGACGTGTCGACGATATCGACAATTTTCAACGATTCATTGGCGGCTGTTATAGCGGCCGTGCAACACGTGGTAATAGCCAAAGGCGTGAGACCGCTGTCGACCAGATTACCGTTGGCGTCGGGCATGAGTAGCGAGTTGGCTGGCGCTGTCGTCTTTTTGGTATACGTGGCATCGATTTTGCTGGACGAATACAATTTGTCGGTGGCCGTGGACGTGTCGACGATATCTGATTTCATGAGTCCATTGGCTGAACCGGTAGCGGCTTGAGCGCAACAATTTTGAAGAAATTGTGGAGTGAACCCGCTGTCGACGAGATCGCCTTTAGCGTCGACGACGACGATAGCATTGGCAGGAGCGATAGCTTTCTTCTGGAACGTGTCGTCAATTTTCAGAGACGAATACAATTTAGTCGCCGAGAGGGACGTGTCGACGATATCTGATTTGAGTAGCGAGTCAGAAGCGGCGTTGGCAGCTTGCGTGCAACACGCTTGAATAGCCGCCGGCGTCAATCCACTGTCAACCAGATTGCCGTTGGCATCGGGCATGAGGAGAGCGTTAGCCGGAGCCGTGGTTTTCTTTTGAAACGTGGCGTCTATCTTGGGAGCGCTGTACAACGCGTTGCCACCGCCGTCAATAATATTGCTCGGCGACAAAGCGTTGCGAGCCGTTTCGCAGCACGCATTGACGATAGTGGGCGTCAGTCCGCTGTCGACTAAATTTCCGTAGTCGTCCATCATGAGTAAATGTTGAGAACCGGCGACAGCTCGTCGTTGGTAATTGGTATCAATATAATTGGAACTGAACGTGGTAGTGTAGTCGACGATCGTGTCCTTGATTTTATCGCAACACGAAGGCAAACTGTAGGGTGTGGTAACGATATCGCCGTTGGTATCGGTCGATAAAATACTATTGGCCGGCAATGTCACCATTTCCAGTGCGCCAGTATAGGCGTTGTACGTGACTGGTCGTTGGGTGACACTTGTTTCCGGTTTTTTAACGTACGTGGCATCCGTTTTCAAACTGCTGTAAAGACCATCGGATTTAGGCTGAACGTCGTCGATTAACGCTTTAATACTTTCGCAACACGACGTGATGAAAGGAATACCGATTTGTGAACTGGAAACGTTGCCGACGGCATCGGCGACTAAAATGGCGCCCGGTTCCAATTTAGTTCGTCGCAGAAAATTCTTGTCGGTAAAACTACTGCTGAACGTGTTGGTCAAACTAGCCGTCGTGTCATTGATGATTTTTTGAGGGCAACATTCGGCGAGTTCTTTGGTTTTCACCGACGACGAAATGAGAGCACCAGTCACGGGATCGGTGACGACGACCCGATCGGGAACTAAACTCAACATTTGACCTTCGGGACCAGTCTTTTTAAAGTAGGCGCTAGTGTAAATAGCCCCAGATAATACCAACATAACCAAAGCCACAAAGAGAGCTAATTTAGCCGTTTCATTCATTTATTGATATATACAATTAATTTAATGGTAATGAGACAATCCGACTAAAACAGTTTCATAGAAATAATTTTTTTATGAAACTCTATTCATTATTAATCGAAATATAAAATAGAGGTTTTTTCGTGGTCATGTGTCCGTAAATAGGATCTCCTTGATAGTGAAAACCGCACGCATTGGAAGCATCGATAAGATAGTTGAGGTGATGAAGTTGGATAATTTTCTCGACGTATTTACACTTGTCCGATTTGAAACTGAAAATACAAAAGTAATCATCAGAAAGACCAAACATGAGCGGAGGCAAATGTTCGCAAGCGTACAGTGTACCTTTGATGAAGAGAAATTTACCTGCGTAAAACGAGTTTGAAAAGTCTTCCGTACGCCGATTGACGTGAAACGTGACGCGAGCACCGTGATGCGTCAAATAAGCATTACGAATATTGTAGGGTACATCTTTTCTGAAGATGGAAATGGCGTTGTAAGGCGAACGGTCGCTAGAGATTTTATCGACCCAACAATTGATGGGAAATTTGTAAACGTGACCATAAGTGTTTTCTATGACGGTAAAAGTGGATTCAAACCAGCGAATATCCGGTATGGATGTTTTTATAAAATTTTGATAGTTTTTATAGACGTGCAATTTGTTGACGTTCAAAACGAGTTTGGCATTTTCCTTGACAACGGTCGTGTTTTTGAAAGGCGTCGATATTTGAAGATCGCTTTCCTTGTCGTAAATGACACTGCCGTACAAATGACAATAGCGTTCGAGCCCGACAATGAGATCGCTGGGTTTACGTATGGCCGCGCAGACGACACCGACGTCGTGTTGCGGCAAAATGAAACGATCGCGTTGGAGAGCGGGTTGAGTCAAATCGACCACCTGGTCGTACATGCAATCGCAAAATTGTTGAATGGCTTTTAAAATGGGATGCTGAGGTGCTTGACGAGCGATAATCTGATAGAGATGTAAACAGAAATATTGTATTTCTACAGTGAGCAGTTTAGAGCGAGTGTCTCTAGTTGTCTTGAAGAGTTCCGATATGGCTGGTGTTCGACTGAAATTGTGCGGCGCACACTGGAAATCGCCTCTCAAATGAGGATCGATACTGTGTCGCAAATCCATGGTGCAAAATCCAAAGTCGATCAACCTCGCTTCATATGCCATGTGAGGCAGATAAATGCCTCGTTTTTTATTGGCGTCGGCCAAAAGAAATGACGACGTCGATTTGGCCACCATCACGTTACGTAAATGAACATCAAAGTGTACCATTCCCAAATATTGCTTGATAATGTAAAAAGAATAGGTTAACTGGAAAAGAAATTGAATGACGTAGTCGACGGTGAGATGCGGTAAAAAAGTCATGACTTCATACGAGTAGCGTTCTATGAAGAGAACGTAATCTTTGTCGACAATGTTGGCACTGATGTAGTTGCAGAGAAAAGGACAGACTTTCATTTTGTTCAAATAGGAAATGAATGGGCAAAAATAAATTTCAGCCAAATCAAAGTCGAGCAACCAAACGCCTTCAAACAAAAGAGCCGATTGTTTGAAACCGTTATTGTTCATTTTGACGATGACATCAGCTTGTTTGCGGTCTACCACCTTGTGACCGTTGATTTCTAATTCGTAAATGGCTCCAAAGCCTCCCTTGGTGAGAGGAACTAGGCGATAGAGACCGCGTTTCCAAAAGTACTCAAAATCTTTATTAGTTAGACTGTTAATGGCTGTAGCGACATTATTAAAAAAAGAAGCAAACATTTTATCGAGAGAAAAGCAGTAAATAGTATTCATGATGCAACTCGTTTATTGAGAAAAAAAATTTTCATTCATCGTTCAAAAAAACCGTAACAAAAGCGGTAATATTGGTATTGCAGCGAGGGCAGATGCCGTACTGACAAGCGCAGGTGGCGCAGAGAAACGAACATCCGCACGGTAGGAGAACGGTGTCTGCAGTGTTGGGACATTCGTCGCAAAGAGTGGCGTCATTCACCGAGATTCGCGTACGTTGGTCGTGCAGAGGACAAAAAAGGGCGTGTTCATCGATAGAGTTGCAGACAAAGCAAACGTTTTCGTTGCACGAAGCGTGACGAAAAAAGCCTTTAGAAGCTAAATGCAAATAATTGGGATCTCTGTTATAAGAGATGAAGCGCAATTCAAATTTGGCCCACGCCGGATGATTCATCTGCATCGGATAGGCTAAAAAGTTAAAATTTTAAAATAATCAGCAGGTTGGCGACAGAGCGGACAGTGGTCGACATTTAGAGCACAATTGGGACAACAAACGACATGTTTGCAGGGAAAAAGAATGGTGGCGGCTTCGAAACAAACGACGCACGTCGAGCGAGACTTTTTACCTGGCACGTGTTGGTAAAAAATACAACTCGACGAATGAGAGTCAACGTTGCCACAGTAAATACATAATTTCTGGATCCAAATGTCTTTCACGGTGGCTTGCAACATGGCACCGAATGATTCCATCATAAACATTTCACCTACAATCTGCGTCGAAATTCCCGTCATGCCGCAGTTGCAGACTTTAAAAAAGATGGGCGTCGATTTATAGGGAAATATATAGAGACATTGCAATTGGGATTTGAGACATTTCAAGCAATTAAAAACTACGTAAGCAGAATGTGATTGATAGAAGCCACACGAGGCGGCGGACGAGTCGATGGTTTTCGCTCGATTGTCCACCGACATGAAATACTTGAAAAAAGGGGAACGAAATCGCGAAAACCCTACACACACACACATACACACAGATACACACAGATAAGTAAAAGTTCAACATAGCAGCAAAACAACAGTAAACTCACCCAAAGAATTTAAATAAGGACAGCAATCGCAAGATGTCAACGATGAAAACGTCGTCGTCGACATCATGGCTCCAGCCGAAAAAGGAGCTAAAGCAGTCGAAGCCATAAAAGCAGCTGGCGGAGTAGAAATGACTGGAGCAGGCATGGTTATGAGTATGGTAGCGAAAATGCGGACCATTTTATACGCAGTTGTGGATCGAAATCGTCATGACAATGCAAAAACCCAACAAAAATTGTCATGACAACGGGAAATAGCCACAGAAATTGTCATGACTACGGAAAATAGCCACAGAAATTGTCATGACTACGGAAAATAGCTACAGAAATTGTCATCACTACGGAAAATAGCCACAGAAATTGTCATGACAACAACGATAACGCGTAGCAAACGGCGAGGAAAACGTTGGAAACTTGAAGCAAAACGTTTACACTTTTT